TGCGAAATATAAAGTAATAAGTCATGATTTTTGTTGTGATGAAATGAAAGACTGTATTCGAGGGGGTCATCCTTTATGTTTTTCTGATTATGTTTTTCCCGAACCATGTTATAATGTTTATGTTCCTGATGGGTATGGAGAAAGTGATGATATAGAAGTAAAATATTGTCCATTTTGTGGGGAGAAGATAGAATATAAGGAAATAGAGAAAACCAAATATAGAAAAGTAAAAAGTTTTGATTATATCGAAGAGGTTAGTTAAATAAATATTTGAAAAATAAGGCGGGTGGTGTTATTATAGATAAAGAGCAGATAAGGTGTAAAAATTGTGGTAAACGATTATTTGACGGTTCACCTGGCTGGGACATATTGACTGGCAAGGCTAAAGAGCAGGATATAATATGCCCTCGATGTGGTGAAATGAATACCATTACCGTTGAATTAGAGGAAAAGGTTATAGTGAGGTTGAAGGGGGATTGAAATGGTTAAAATAAATAATGTTGAGTTGGTGCAGATTAGTAAAAATATAAATTTTGAATTTAGATTTAAAGAAGAAAATAATGAACAAGTACTACAAGAAATAAATGATTTATTTGATAAACGTGTAATGATTACTAATGAAAATAAAAAAATATTACCAACTATAATATATAGACGTCTTGACTTTCGACACGGAGAAAGATACAAAATTGATAATTTTTATTTATCAGCAAATTTTCCATTAGGATATATTGGGATTACCTTAGATTTGAGTTTAACGGAATACTGGAAATGAGGTTGAAGGAATAAATATGGAAGTTTCCTTTGAAGCGTTAATAAAAGAATTGAAAATAAAATCTTTAGTCAGTTTAGATAAAGAGGCACGGTTGGTATTGCAGTTTCAGCCGACTGATGATATTTTGGATAAATTGAATAGGATACATAAACCAGATGAAGTGGTTAAAGTGGTGGTGATTAGTAATGAAGGAAACGCTTAGACATGGAGAAATACTTGAACTATATTATGCAATGGACGGTAAAAGAAGTTTATCTAAATTAAGAAAAAAATTAATGTCCCCAGAATGTTCCCAAAATGCCCCCAGTTTAAAAACTTTGAAACGATGGAGCAAATCCTTTAACTGGCAAGACCGTATCGAATTAAGAGATATAAATAATGCAAAGAAATTAGAAGCTAAAACTGATAAGGCAGTAGTAAATTCAAAAGCTGACTATCGAGCATTGATTAGAAAGACTGTTGACCTTTATAAAAAAAGATTAGATGATGGTAAAATTATAATCAGTCGACCACAAGACCTTGATATACTTGCCAAACTTGACCTTACTATGATGGGTGAGGCTACCGACATTAACGAAACGAAGGGACTTGAGGATTTAGATAAGAAATTAACGTTATTAACTATAAGCGAATTGAAAAAGATAAGTAAAGCCAATGAAACTAAATAATAAAGAACTTGCTATTATCGCTGAACGTGCTCATATAATTTTATGTAGGAAAGTATTCTGGGAATTTTGCCTGCACATGGACTATAACTTTTTTACTAAGCGAGGCAAAATATTAAAGCCAATAGCTGAAGCATTACAACAAGTATCTGATGGTAAGATAAAGCATCTTGGCGTATGCTTACCACCTCGAACCGGTAAAAGTTATCTTACTTCGTTATGGTGTGCATGGGAGCTGGGCAATAAACCGACTGGCTGTATAATGCGGAATAGTTGTTCGGCCACTTTAGCAGAAGATTTTAGTTATGATATTAGAGGCTGGATTGCCGGTAGTGATAAATATAAACAAATATTCCCGGACATGATATTAAGCAAGGATAAGCACCGGATAGATAATTGGGCGGTCACGAGTGCCGATAAAAACTCTTACTTTTGTGCTGGTGTAGGTGGTACGATACTCGGTAAAGGCTGTAACTTAGCCGCTATTATTGATGACTCTATAAAAAATGTAGACGAAGCACTAAGCGAGCCGGTCCTTGAAAAGAAATGGAAGTGGTATACTTCGACCCACAAATCAAGACTGGAGAGTGGTTGCCCGGAGATATTTATCAATACCCGGTGGAGCAGGCGGGATATATATGGGCGGTTAGACGAGAGAGGCTTTTTTGAGCCGGAGAATGGCGGTAAGAAAATCGTTATTCCAGCATTAGATGAAAAAGGTCAAAGCTTCTGTCCGGATGTCAAGACTACTAAAGAACTAATTGATATTAAGAACATGACCGATGAAATGATTTGGCAGGCTGAATGGCAACAAAATCCCATCGAGGCCGAAGGGATATTACTACCGATAGAGCAGTTGAAGCGGTTTAATATTGATGAGCTGATGGCTGATAAGGAAAAGAAGATAGTCAAAGCACCTGATGGTATAAGGGGTAGGGTAGACACGGCAGATGAGGGAACTGACTATTTTTGCTCGGTAGTTGCCTTCATATACGGCGAGAAGGTTTATATTGTAGATGTAATATTTACACAGGAAGGTACAGAAATCACCGAGCCAAAGCTGGCACAACAGTTAATCGACTATCGTGTTGAGGTAACGACTATCGAGTCTAACTTTGGTGGCAAGTCATTCGCGAGGGGTGTAAAGAATATATTGAAAAATGATGGCTGTAAGTGTATAGTAAGAACTAAGGTCACAACTCGGAATAAGGAAACCCGGATATTAATGAAAGCGGCGTATATAAAAGAGTACTTTGTTTTCCGTAATGATTACGAGCCAGGTAGCGAATACGATAGGTTTATGCAGTCATTATGTAGCTATATGAAAGCCGGGAAGAACGAGCATGATGACGCAAACGATGCAACGACTGGACTGGCTGAAGATATTGCACGTCCAACAATAAGTTTTTTGAAATAATTAAAAAGGAAGTGGTTGTTTATGTTAAACGAATCCCTACAGAAATTACAATCAGGGTCATTTACTAAGGAGGAAATCTTAAAAAATCTAATCGATGGCGACTTAAAGAGCGATGTAAAGGCTAAAATGGCTGAAGGGGTGGACTACTATGGCAACAAGCCGGATATATTAGATGAGGACTTCCGGGAATATACGGTTGAGGGCGTAAAATATACCGACTATAGTAAGGGTAATAAGCACGTAACCAACAACTTCCAAAAGCTATTAGTCGACCAGAAAGCCTCGTATATTATAGGAAACCCGGTAGTATTTGAGATTAAAAACAAAGAAATGACAGAGGAAGCAAAAGAGAAGGCTATTTCCGATATTAACGATATACTTGGCGAGGGCTTCGAGGATATTTGTAATGACTGGATAATCGGGGCATCTAATAAAGCATGGGAAACCGTGCATGTGTTTATTGATTCAGAAGGCAGCTTTAAATATGAGATAGTGCCTTCACAGCAGATTATCCCTATTTATGACACCAACCACGAAAAGCAAATCAATCAAATTATCCGCTATTATGAAGTTACCGTTGTAGATAACGAAGGCAAAGAATCGACCCGCTATGCAGCTGAATGGTGGACTGCTGTTGATGTTACTTATTACCTGCAAAACGAGCAAGGAGACTATGAACTTGATGTTAATTATAAGCAGAATCCGGCACCGCATTATTATAAATATAATACAGCTAATAGGAAAAAGAAGCAGGGACTTGGCTGGGGTAAAGTGCCATTTATATTACTCTATAACAACTCAAAGCAGACCACAGATTTAGAGCCGATTAAACGATATATAGACGCCTACGATGCAGTCACTTCAGGATTCTTGAACGACCTTAGAGATATCCAGACTGCTATTTGGGTATTAAAGGGATATGAGGGAACGGATTTATCCGAGTTTATGGAGAATTTGATTAAGTTTAAAGCGATTAAAATTGATGCTGAAGAGCATGCAGGAGCAGAGCCGGAGCGGTTGGAGATACCTGTAGAAGCTCGCAAAACTATATTAGAGCTGTTAGATAATAAAATATACTCTATTGGGCAGGGTGTTGACCTGAATAAATTGGTGGATAATACAAGTGGTGTAGCTTTGAAGATATTATTTACCGGACTTGACATGAAAGCTAACACACTAATTAGAAAGCTAAAAAAGGTATTCGAGGATCTTACCTGGTTTATATGTGAGTTTATTAAGCTG